GGTGCTTCCTCAGATGGTGATGCACTTTGAACATAAATACTTTAGTTGGTGATATTTACACCACACTAGAGGGAAAAGCTCCTTATTGGGGCTTTTCTTCTTTAGACCTTACATCTTCTTTGCAAGAGGTGTACAAAAAGTCAAACACCATTAAAGAACGTCCAGCAAAGACACTATATTTTAGTGAGATTGGTGATCCATGCCAACGTAAACTACATTATAGGTTTAACAGTCCACACCTTGCTGAGAAGCATGATGGGAATACGTTAATAAAATTCTTCTATGGAAATATGCTTGAGGACTTTGTACTTGCAGCCACAGAGGCAGCAGGGCACGTTGTTGCAGATAGGCAAGGCAGGGCAATACTAGACTTGGATGATGGATGGAAAGTAACAGGAAAAATAGATGCCCTCATAGATGGAGTTCTCGTAGATGTAAAGAGCACTACCAAGTACGGGGAAGAAAAATTCAAACATGGATTAGTAGACGATCCTTTTGGATATGCACTCCAACTGGGAGGCTATGCCGTAGCATTAGGACTTACTTCTGCTGGATTTCTAACAATTCAAAAAGAGTTAGGCCATCTAGGGTGGTATCCTATAGTTGTGGACAAGAAAAAAGTCATATCTGGCGCACAAGCAGCAGTCAAAGCCGTCACCTCAGATATAACAGAACTGCCAAGGCTCGATGCAGTTCCCCAGAGTAAGACAAGTAAGAACATGAAGCTATGCACCTCGTGTGGCTATTGTCCGTACAAGAAGCAATGCTGGCCTGAGATGCGTACATTCCTGTATTCCAATGGGCCTGAGTTCTTGGTTAAAGTTGTAGATGTTCCTAGAGTTATGGAGATTACTAATGAAAATTGAACTGGAGATTGATGATGATGAATTTGATAAAATGTTATGTAAAGCTCTTAAAACTTTACATGAGTCTATATGCCATACATATAAGTTTGATGTACTTGGAGGTGAAAACGCGAGTTTCCCTTTATTTTTCACCGAGCCAGAAAAAGAACGTGAGGCATTAGAGAAGTTTATTGATGCCATTGCATTAGTACATAACTATCATTGCACTTACGATGAAAGGATTGGAAGTGAAGATACTTTGTATACCTGACTGCCAAATAAAAGAGGGTTATGATCCCTCTCCCCTTACTTGGGCAGGAAAGGCCATTGTTCGTTACCTTCCAGATGTTGTTGTCAATCTTGGTGACTTTGCTGATATGCCCTCTCTATCCAGCCATGACAAGGCAGGGAGTAAGTATTTTGAGGGGCTAAGGTACAAGAAGGACATTGAGACTGCTAAGGAGGCTATGAAGGCCCTCCTAGCACCTCTCAGGGAGTTGCAAGATGTCCAGAAACGCACCAAGCACAAGGTGTACAAGCCCCGTATGGTGATGCTGCTAGGAAACCATGAACATCGAATTGATAGGGCCATCAACAATTCCCCAATGCTTGAGGGACTCATCAGTACAGAAAACCTGGAGTATCACAAAGATTGGGAAGTACACCCTTTCCTTTCTCCTGTTTTCATTGAGGGTGTTGGGTTTAATCATTTCTGGCCTGTTGGTGCTATGGGGCGACCTGCTGCTTCACCTTCTGCAATCATTAGTAAACTCCATATGAGTTGCATTGCTGGTCATCAACAAGGCAAGCAAGTTGCTTATGGTAAACGTGCAGATGGTAAACAAGTTATTTCTATTATTGCTGGTAGTTATTACTTGCATGATGAACATTATATGGATAAACTATCTAACAGGCACTGGAGAGGGCTATTAATTCTTAATGATGTGAAGGATGGATCATTTGATGAGTTATTCCTAAGCATTGAATACCTGGAAAGGAAATTTAATGAAAAATGTATACAATAAGAAACTAGAGGATATGTGGGAATTTTGCAACGATGCGTTTGATTCTCCAGAAGATTTAACAACATTCTTAGAAATTAGTATGGAAGACCTTATAATGGCTTTCCCTGAAAAACTGGTTGAACTACACTCAAAGATATTTGTTCCCTTGGATGAGGATGGAGATGACCCTAAAGAAAAAACAAGAAAAAGTGACCCAGTATGGGATGACAGCGGAACCGAGGAAGACATTTGGGATTAAGCCTAAAAAGATACTTTATGACATCAAGAGTGAAGAAGCCCTAGAGGAAATTAAGAGTTTTAAATTCAATGAACAAGACAAAAGACTCTCCTAGCCATACTGATACAGATGTTAAATCTTGTGCTACTTGCAAATACGATCCAGTAGTTAAGAGGAGCATGGACGATGCTCCTGCTATCTGCTGGACTTGTATAAATACAGCCGTAGTGCTTGAGTTCCCCTTACCAATGTGGACACCTAAAAAATGAAGACATCTCAAATTCAAGTAACCCTTATTGACAGTTGTGGTAGTGATTTAAGCGTTGTTAACGCAGCACGAGTATCCTTCCACAAAGAGGCTGCTGAGATGTCTGAGAGGGATGGTAGGCTTTTGAACTACCTTGCCAAGCACAAGCACTTCAGCCCCTTCAATCATGCCTTCCTGTCCTTCAGGGTTAAGGCCCCTGTCTTTGTTGCACGACAACTGGTGAAGCATAAGTTCCTCCCTTGGAATGAAACTTCCAGGCGTTATGTTGATGAAGAACCAGAATATTTCTTTCCTACATTACTTCGTAAGCGTAGTGAAGATAAGAAGCAAGGTAGTGAAGGTTTGGTGTATGGGTCTGACCAATGGCTTGAGGGTGCTGCATATTACGTCAAGCATCTAAACCATATGTACGGAAACATGATTGATGGTGGTGTATGTGCAGAACAAGCACGTATGTTCCTTCCACAAAATATGATGACTGAATGGATTTGGAGTGGCACTCTTGGGGCTTTCTGTGATATGCTACGTCTGCGTCTGGATGAGCACACACAAGAAGAAACAAGGCAAGTGGCCTTATTCATTGATGCGGAGATTACCAGCCTATTCCCCGCAAGTTCTGCGGCTTTAAAAGGAGAATGAAATGCAAGTCTTTCGGTTTAGTCGTAGTCAAGAGGTAGAAGATGATGAGTCATACATCTTCAATATTCCTCATCAAAACTTCTCATTTGAGACTAATATGGATGTAACCTACAATGAAGTTGTAGAACAATTCCTATTCTTCCTATCTTCATGCTATGGTTATCCAATCACAATTGAGATGTTGAGTAATGAAATCCCCCGTTGAGGATTGGACAGAGGGAAGGTTTAATAGTTTTATTGTTAGTGCCCTACGATCTGGTATGCGTAGGTTTCCTAATAAATGGAGAGCATTAGAGGCAGCAGCACATGGTGTGGGCCTTAATGAATCCACTGGTAGGAAAGCTAAACTCTACTTCTGTAATCACTGTTCTAAACTCTTCACTGCAAAGCATATTGAAATAGATCATATAACTCCAGTTGTTGATCCAGTTACGGGGTTTACAACTTGGGATGACTATATCAGTAGATTATTTTGTGAAATTGAAAACTTACAGGCACTGTGCAAACCATGTCACAAGTTAAAAACAGCAGAAGAAAAGCAGACAAGGACAGGGAAGAATCCCTTGAAGACTACGCAGAAGCCTCGTATGCGTACTCACTCATGCACTTTGAAGAAGCCCTCAAGAGTGTCAGGTGGGGCAAGAAAGTCTGGAGCGACCTCTCCAACGAAGCAAAAGAAAAACTTAGGGAATTTGTTGCCCTTGAAAAAGGGCCTGTCAAAAAGGAAATAACATGATTGTTTGTAGTTTACAGTTTATCACTGGATGTATGGTTGGTTTAGAGTTCCCTGAACAAGAGGGAATTGTTTGTGTGATTGATCTAGGAATCATTCGCGTATTGTTTGAGCGTTACACTGAAGAAGAAGGAACACAAGAATGACGGCAACACCTTGGTCAACACTGGGTTATTTAGTTTATAAGCGTACGTATTCACGCCGCATTGATGAGGCTAATGTTGACTCACGCTCAGAGGAATTTAATGAGACAGTTGAACGAGTCATCAACAGTTGTGACAAGCAACTCAAGTGTGAATTCACACCAATAGAGGAAGATCGTCTACGATGCTATTTGACGGGTCTTAAAGGCTCTGTAGCAGGACGTTTCTGGTGGCAGATGGGTACAGCCACAGTTGATAAGTTGGGCCTCTCCAGCCTCCAGAATTGTGCCTTCACAACTGTTGACAATCCAATTCGTCCTTTTACATGGGCAATGGATATGCTCATGCTTGGATCAGGTGTCGGATATAACATCCAAAGGAAAAGTGTTGATAAACTACCACCTGTCAATAGTTCTTTCACTTGTCCTACGCGTGTCGATAGCAATGACGCTGATTACATCGTACCTGACAGCCGTGAAGGATGGGTTAAACTCCTGGGTAAGACGCTTAAAGCAGCTTTTCTAAGTGATAACAAATCCACCTTCACCTACAGCACAAAGATGATCCGTGGAAAGGGTGCTCCTATCAAGGGTTTTGGTGGTGTTGCATCAGGCCCTGAAGACCTCTGTTGGGGTATTGAGCAGATCAGTAAGGTGCTGGAGAAACGTGCTGGTAAGAAGGTACGTCCTATTGATGTGCTTGACGTTATGAACATTATTGGTGCTGTTGTTGTTGCTGGTAATGTAAGACGCAGTGCCCAGATTGCAATTGGAGATGCTGACGATGTGGAATATCTACTTGCGAAACGATGGGACTTGGGCAATATTCCCTCATGGAGGGCAATGTCTAATAACTCCGTGGTCTGTGATGATATCAGTGACCTTCACGAGTTCTTCTGGGATGGTTATGAAGGTAAGGGAGAACCCTACGGTCTTATCAACCTTAAACTCTCAAGAAAGGTTGGTCGTCTGGGAGAGTCTCAATACCCTGACCCAGAAGTTCAGGGATACAACCCTTGCGCTGAACAATCACTTGCAAACTACGAAACCTGTTGCCTAGCAGAGGTGTTCCTACCTAACATTTCCTCTAAAGAGGAATTTGTTGATGTATGTAAACTCCTCTATCGCATCAACAAGCACTCTCTACGTCTTCCTTGCCACCACGAGGAAACACAGAACATTGTCCATGCCAATATGCGTATGGGTATTGGCATCACTGGTGTTCTTCAGGCAACTGAGGAACAAAAGAGTTGGCTAAGTGAAACCTACATCAAGCTCCGTGAGTTTGATAAACTCTACAGTATGCAGCATGGTTGGCCTGAGTCAATTAAACTGACAACTGTTAAGCCTTCAGGTACACTGAGTTTGCTTCCTGGAGTAACACCTGGAGTACATCCAGGATATGCACAATATATGATTCGGAGGGTTCGCATTGCATCAAATCATCCATTGGTTGAAACTTGTCGTAATCACGGTTATGATGTTGAGTATCAGCGTAACTTTGATGGTAGTGAAGATCGTGGAACTGTTGTCGTATCCTTTCCGTTTAGTTATCCGGAAGGTACTAAACTAGCCAAAGACATGACTGCCATTGACCAACTTGAGGCAGTTAAGTGGCTACAAGAGGTATGGAGTGATAACAGTGTCTCTTGCACGGTGTACTACCGTAAGGAGGAACTACCTGAGATCAAGAAGTACCTGAAGAAGCATTACAAGGGTTGCCACAAGAGTCTATCATTCTTGCTGCACAGTGAACATGGGTTCCAGCAAGCACCTCTAGAGGAAATTACCAAAGAGGAATTTGATAAGATGATTGCCAAGTCAACCCTCATCACTGCAATCTCTAGTGTTGAGATGGACGGTGGTGATGAATGTGCAACTGGTGCTTGTCCTGTTCGTTAACAAGAGATGTTTAACTTTATAGCCCTCGTAAGGGGGCTTTTAATTCTAAAGGAGAAGGTTATGGAAATTTCAGACTTAGTTGAGAATGATGATGGTAGTTGTGATATTCGTCTATCACTATCTGCTAAAGAAGCAGAGGCCTTAATCAATGTTGGCTTTAATAAACTGTTGCTGGACTTGATTGAGAAGCAAGAACTCTCAAAGGTTCCAGCCCTACTACGGGAGAAAGAAAATGGATAAGAATGTGAATAGCGTACTTGAGAAGTACATGGAACGTGCAACAGAGGGCTTTAAGAAGTATGGCTGCACCACAGAGCGTAATGACATTGATCTTCTTGGATGGCTTAAACACCTACAAGAGGAAATGATGGATGCCACCATCTATATTGAGCGCACTATGGCAGACCTTACTAAGGCTCAACTAGATGCACAACGAAAAGTGTTCTCTAGTATGATTAAGACTTTAGAGAAGTAATCCTACAACTGAAAACAAGAAGCCCCTTCACAGGGGCTTTTTAACTTGTCCGTGTAACGGACTTACTATATGAACTTATATTATATTTGGAAGAAGGCTTTAGGTGATAAAGCACACAGCAATGATAGGGTAGCAGATAAGGTTGCCCTTATCAGAACTATTATTATTCTTATCTATCTTATCACTAATCTTGTCATTATTGCTGGTGTAATACACCATTGGTAGTCCCTAGCGGGAGGCCTCCTTTGCAGAGGCCCCTCACATACCTTTCATCTTCTTAGGCTTCTTCTTCATTCCAGCCTCAGACATAGCAATGGCAACTGCTTGCTTCTTGTTAGTCACCATAGGGCCTGACTTACTACCTGAATGTAATGCACCAGCTTTATATTCATGCATTACCTTACCAACCTTTTTACTTGCTGCTGTTTTTTTCATTATATTTCCTTTACTTGTTAAAAGCACCAACCACTTGAGGGACAATCTTTTCTACACTGCGTCCAATTACATAACCACCTAAACCTAGTTGTACAATTTCCCATAACTTTAGGATTTCCTCTTGTGAGATTCCTGGAGCAGCAAAACCCATCCACCTAGCCACAATGAGAGCACCAAAGGTTAGCATCAGGATGGGCCTCCAAGACTGTGCAAGCCAACTCTCAGAGGCTGCTTCAGCCTTGATGATATCTGCCCTAGCATTCATCTCTGCAAACTCACCCTTCTGTGCTAGTTCCATCAACTTAACCTTAGCATCTGCCTGTGCAGCAGGGTCAGGGATTACTTTATCTAGTACATCCCCAATGACGGGGATTAGAGATAGTAGACTCATTTATATACACTCCTATCTAGTTCAACATGAGGGCCATCGATAAACCCCTTCCAATCCACACCACAAGTAATTGGAATCTTTAGTTCCTTAGCAATTGCTTTGATGTGGTCTGCTACTTCCTTGTACTTAGGTACATCCCAATTGGCCTTGCCATCAATGATGATGCAGAAATCAACAGCGTGACCTGTCAAATGTCTGCTGTTCATCGTCTGTGACTTTCCAGCCTCTACAAGCATCTTTTGCCTCTTGTAGGTACGTAACCCTTCAGTGATGGAGAAGTCGTAAGGTGAGCCTTCTATGGCCCCGTAAAACACCTTCCTGAGGTCTTGATGGACTCCTTCAAGCCTCTCCTTGCTTAAGACACCAAATTTGTAGGTCATTGGACTAGTCCTGCTCTACGTAGGAAATTCATTTCTTCAGGTGATGCCATTGCAGGGTTATATGCACCAGAGGAAATGTCACCCCTTAAACCATCATACAAAGGTTTGTAATATTGCTGCATTTGCTGTGCCATCTGATCTGGAGTACCTATATCAGCAGCCATAGCAGCCTCTGCTTTATTTGTAGGGCCTGTCACTGGTGTCTGTTCATTAAATAAGTCTTCTGGAGGTACATATTCCTGTTGTTGAGGAGCAGTAAATAAATCCTCTGGAGGAATATATTCATTTACTGGTTGTTCAGTTGCAGGAAGTGCTCCACTAACAGAGGTTGCCATAGCACCCAGTCCTACATTAGAAGGACGAGCACTATTTAGTTTCGTAATAGATTCTAAAGTCTTTTGACTTCTAGGAGACATTGAGGCACTCTTTAAGAAACTACTTCCCTCTGGTGTCATCAACGCTTTCATCAGCATATCATCAGTAAGTTTACTCTTACTCATCATAGCTTTAACTACATCAATACTTAGTTCAGTTGCTTTTGCACCAGAATAACCAGCAGGAGTAGAACCAACTATTGCAGGTATTGAACCTGCAACTTTACTTAATGTAGAGGCTTCTTCAGCGGGTACACCACCTACAGACATCTTCCTAGTAAATACTAAAGCATCCTTCATCCTCTTATCAAACTCTGTGAAGTTTTGACCCATAGAATAAGCAATCATATTTCTATCATTGAGTGATAGGTTATCCTCTTTTGCCCATGCCCTAGCAAGTGACCCTAAATCAGTACCCATAGTGCCATCAGGAAGTTCTGTTTTATGCTTAGAAACAAAACCATCATAGATTGACTTATCTAGTGTCTTTAATGCTTCAGGATCACTTGTTTCTACGTGCTTTCTAAAGATTGCACGTTGCCTTGGATTCAAACCTACATATGCTTGTTGTAAATCATCAAAGCTAATCTCATTCATAGACTTACCTTGCAAGAACTTAGGTATGCCTTGTGCTGTTAAATTAGAAAGATTTTGGTAAGCATCTTTTGTTTGAGTCCTAGCGGCTTGAAGCATATTTAAAGCTCCTCTATCTTCAGCACTAGTAGCCAATCTAGCAGACTCTCTTAAATCATCTTTTAGATTACCAAAAATAGCACTAGAAATACGCTTTTCATCTGATAAAGAAACATCTTTAAGCAGAGTATCACCACCAGAGGCTTTCTTACCAAACTCTGTTAAAAGCGATTGGACTTCTTCAGTTGTTAAGTTTTTAGCACCCTGAGAAATAGTTGTTGAAGGAGCACCAGGAATTACACGAGTTGGTTCTGTTGTTCCAGCAATGGTAGTAGAACCCCTAGAAGGAGATGTAATAGTCTTAGTCTCCATCCTTGTTCTAGTCATTCCTAAATCATCAATATAGGAAACTGGAACTTGAACAGTTTGAGTTGTTGCTGGAGCACCAGGAATAACCCTACTAGGCTCTGCTGCACCTTTTACAGTTGTCCCTGCCCTTGCCTCTGTAGTGAAAGAGGGTACAAGACGTTCTTCTACTGAACGTAAAAACTTAACAGCATTTTCTGAACTAGGAGAAGCCTTCTTAGAATACTCTGCAATGAGTTTTCTGACTTCTGCTAATGTTTTTTCTGTACTTACAATGCGCCTACCATTACCAGTTTTATTTGCTTTATCATAGAGTTTACTTCCAGCCTCTAAAGCATCCTTTGTTGTATTTTCAATCTTATCGTTAACTGCTGTAATAATCCTTTCAGCAGATTTTGTTTTGGATGTGTTAGAAACAACATCCATATTCTTTAGTGCTGCATCTGTAGCACCTTTTTCTAAAGTTGTGAACAACTCAGAATAGTTTGGATTGGTTTTTAGTTTTTGTAGTGTTGCAGCAATTACAGGATCATCTGAACCCTGACCTGTCATCATATATTTCTTGAATACATTTTGTGTATCAGCAGGAAGTTCACCTAGAAACTCTGCAATTTTCTTGGTATTTTTCTTCTCTTTTAGAAACTTCCATCCACTCTTAGCCAATGATGCCAACCCATAAACACCAGCAGCAACTTCAGGGACGTTGTAAGCCACGCCACCAGACGTAGGTATACCCCCTGCCTCTAGTACACGAGTACGAATATCCTTTACTTCTGGAGATGTTTTATCCTTTAAAAAATTGTAACCAGCAATACCAATGTCAGGTAATCCTGTAACAACACCAACACCAGTTGAAATTCCTCCAGCAAGAAGTTCTAAAGCATTGGCCTTAGCTTCATTACCTTCTGCTCGTGCTTTTTTAATGTCATCAGCAATTGTGTTTTTAAATGAGATTGGCATTATTTGATTCTTCCTGCTTTACGAAGACCTGAAATTACTTGTTCCCTAGTAAATCCTTGTGCTGAAGGGTGTGCCATTGCACGAGCAATAATATCTTCATCAGATTTAGGTACAGAAGTTGGAGATACTGGAGGAACCTGTCCTTGTGCTTTTAATTGCATCTTATCTCGTAGTTCTTTCCATTTTGTTTGAATGTATTTCAAGTCATCTGGAAAGGTTTTACTCTTAGGGTTTAATGTACGAATACGAGACTCAAGAAGTCCAATTTCCCTTTCAGTTACACTTCCAAGACCTGATGCTCCTGTACGAGATTGCTCTTTAAGTTTTCCTAATTCAGTGAATACTTTTGCTGCATTAATACTATTAACAATATCATTTAGAGCCATTGCATCTGTATTTGGCATCCCACCAAATGCATAATTAGCCCAACCAGTAGACCATTTAGATGTTCGTTTAATGGCTTCATCTACGTTTGCTAAATCAGTATCTAGAGAGGTAACACTTGCTTTAACATTCTCTAGTTCTTTTGCTTTAATAGCCTCCGATTTAGGAGTAGGAAGTGTTGTTACACCATAAGGTGCGGGTTGTCCTTGTGGTTGCCCTATAGCTGGAGATTGTGTATTAGTTGGAGTAGTTCCACCAAATAAACGAGAAGCAAGATTAGGAGCAAGTTCATTTATATTAGCACCTGGAGTTTCAACAATTTCTCCAGTTTGACTATCAACAAATCTTTTTGGCTGTTTTAATTTACCAAGAATAAATCTAGCTTGATTTAGTGACTTATCATCAAGAGGATTTCCTTTAGAAATATCATCTTCTAATTTAGCAATAAGTTGCTGCTCTTGAAGTGTTACAGGAGTAGACCCACCTCTAGGAGTAATCTGATTGTTCAATGCTTCATTAAAAGCAGCACTCCATTCTGGAGTATTCGGTTGTGCATTATTATCAGCAAATGCTTTAGCAATACGAACTTTATCTGGCTGTTGCTCAAGATTTGCTTTTTTAGTCTTTGCTTGTGTTTCAAGTAAGTCTGCCTGTGCTTGTTTGAGTGTTACAGCCTTTGAATACAGTGCCTGAGCAGCCTGAGTGTCTCCAGCCTGATTAGCAGCTTGTGCAGCCTGTAGAAGACTCTCAGGGTCATTCCAATCAATCCCTTGAGCCATTTGCTGACGTTGCCTGACCCTCTCCATCTGAGGGTCTTGAATTCCAAACAAACCTTGACCAAGCACAGCACCAGCCTTATAGCCTAGTGCCCTGTTAGCCTCTCTACCAGACATCCTACCAAAGGCCTGTGCCTGTTGATCTATAGCAGCCATACGTTGTGCTGCAATGTCTTCTGGCATTATTCCAAATAAACCACCTACAATGTTATCAGCCATTTTATATTCCTTTAAGGCCTATTCCAAGACAAACCAGAATATTGTGATGTGTCTCCACCATAATATGTTGGTTGTGATGCAGAACCATAGAATCCTTGGTTTTGAGGTGAGTACATTTCTTGAGTTGAAGCCATACTAGGCCCAAAAATACTATTAGGATAGTTATTAGATGCCCAGTTACCTAAACTACTTAATGCTCCAGAACCACCACCTCCTCCACCAATAACAGAATTAACAAGGCCCCTTCCGGTTGCACTTAGGAAACTACTAAATGCATTACCCATTTTATCTGCTGAATAACGTGATTGATTAGCTGCACTTTGAGCATTTAACATACCTTCTGCACCAACTCGTGCAGCATTAGTACGTAGTCCACCAATGTTTAAACCTTGGTTAAGAACATCTTGTCCTAGTCCCTCAACACCTTGAGAATAGGCAAGTCCTGCTTGTGAAGGTGCATATGCAGCAGCACCAAGTTTTAATCCTTGACCCTGTAGGTCAGCACCAAACTTAATTCGTTCCCTACCATAAAGGTCTGCCTGAGATGCTAGGGCAGCATCACGTTGTGCCAAAGCATTGTAATAGGCTGCTGCTTCAGGGTTTGCAGCCATTAAATCTCCACCTTGTGCAACAGATAGGCCACCCCTACCAGTATTTGCAAGACGTAGTTGCAAGTCTGCATACGCCTGATCTTGTCCAGGTTTTAGCAATGCATATTGACTTTGAATATAGTCTTGTGCTGCTTGCTCAGGTGATGTTGCTAGATATTGCTTACTTAAATCACCAAGACGTAAACCACCAGAGGTTGCTTGATTAGCAAACTGTAAACCAGTACCCCCCGCATCACTAATACCCCGTTGACTTAATGCCTGTAGTTGAGGTGATAGGGTGTAGCCAGCAGTTTCAAGTTGACCTTGAGGGTTATAAGTGTATTTTGTACTTCCAAATGTATTGGTTGTCCCTACAGGTTTAAACTGTACTGCTGCTTGGTAGGCTTTTCCTGCGGCTTCTTGCCTTGCAGCAAGTTTACGTAAAGCACGTTTCTTTTTCTTTTTATTCTTAAAGAGTCCCATGTCTATTCTCCTTATGCACTAATACTAGATGCTAGGATGAACAAATCATCCACATCAGTATCAGTAAGACCTAACATATTAGCAAGGAAGTTAAGTGTTGGGCTTGCTCGTTCCCATTCTGCTGCATCCTCCCAAGCAAGACGTTTAACATCTGTTTGAGGTAGGGTTGCAATGTAGGTGTTAATAGTATCAAAGTGTCCTGCTTGCACAAGGGCCACACGGGCTTGAAACCTTGTCACCGTGCTAGGAATGGGTGGCGGTGGGGCGATGTATGGCTCAACAATTGTGCCTTCTGGCAATGCATAAGCCATCATTGACATTCTGCTGATGCCATCTTCATCAATAACGCGAACAACTGTGTTTGATTCGTCGGTGTATTTGTAAGTTTTCACAGTTCAGCACTCCATCCAAGATAACCAAGTTCTCCGCTTGCAGTACCAGTTCCAAGATTTCCTGCCTGACCAGCAGTTAAACTAGTACACCCCGCTATTGAAATATATGCAAGATATGGCTCAGATATTGATAGCGTTGGGTCAGCAGTTAGATTTTGACTGACATTCGCAATGATAACTTTGTAATTTGCTGGCGTTCCAGTTTGATCCATTGAACTTGGGGCAATTCTCATAGTTACAGGAAAATATACGATTGCTGCTGCTTGCGCTGCAGTAGTAGCCCAACATGGCCCAAATACCCCATTATCAAAACCTGGAAACATTCTGTAATAGTACCTTTGACACAACGCCAACTCCACCCCAATCGGACGTTGCTCAAATGGCGTGGCTACGGGGCCGACTTCGAGTTGGACATTAGCAACCGTCCAAGTTGCGGCATTTGTTGCAACAACAGAAACCGCGCCCGTTGCGCTTGCATAGCTTGCAGCCGCCCATGCTCCCGCCGTTCCAGAAACTGTGCCCCCCGCGCCTAATGAGAATACAACTGTTACCCCGGTTCCGGTGGTTGTTAGCCAATCAGCAAACGCGCCTCCTGTGTCACCCGTAATAGTTACGCTTATTCTTGTCCATGTGTTTGCAACAGGAATGGAATAACTAAATGGATAAGACCTTGTGTTAGCACTATTTCTAAGCGCCCCGCCAAAAGTACCTGTAAGCGTAGAAGTTACATAAAAAGAAAGGGTAATTGTTTTTGCAGCGGCAGACCCCCATAACAAATCTGCAATGTTGTAACCTTCAATTCGTTGTTGAAAAGTAAATGCTTCACTTGCGCCTGCTGTATAAGGAGACAATGACGTTATTGTTGTCAATGCTCCTGATACGCCAGCGGCAACGGCAGCAGCGTTAGCAGCGCTGGTTGAAACACTAAATTTGCCCGCTGCAGTTTGAACTGCTTGCCAACGATCTAAAGTGTAATCGCCGCTTACAGGGGTTACTGTCGTAATACCCCTTTGATTGACGATAAATGATCCGTTGATAATCTTATTGCGTAGCGCAATCGCTCCCCCGTTCAGCGAGGCCATTTGCACGTTGCCGCTGAAGGTGCAAGTGGTTCCAGAAATAGCACCACTAAAAGTACCTGTGGTTCCACTTACAGCACCACTAAAAGTACCTGTGGTTCCACTTACAGCACCACTAAAAGTACCTGTGGTTCCACTAATAGCCGCAGGGGTTGTAGCACCAATAGGCCCAGGAGATGCTAGTGATGCTGTATCAAACTTGGTACTTACAGCCGTTGAAATTGCATTGAACTCATTGTCAATTTCCGTACC